ATTGCGCTCGATGATCTGGGTTTGGTGAAAGATAATCTTTACAAGATCACCGGCGAGCTGAAGATTAGCAAGTGGAAAAACGATGCTGGCGAAACTCAGGTTTCTTTCTGGGTCACTAAAGCAACCGCTGAGCGACTAGCGAAAGCCGGCAACCCTAGCGCAACTAATGGCGCTGATCTACTCTCTGGCTTTGGCGCGACACCGTTCTAATGGTCAAGATAACGGTTTTACTGTTCTTCATCGCCAACGCAATTTTCATGTGGTTGTCGGTGGATAACGCGGCGTTGCCTATCCCGGTGAGGTTCTTGGCGTTTTTGTTGTTGGCGCTAAACATTTTCACCGCTGCAGGTTTTCTGGCTAAGGCTCGATGATGGTTGAGGTTGTTGAGTCGGGCCGTTCACATGCGTTGTTATTTGTGGATGGCCGGCCAGCGCCGCAAGGGTCTAAAAACGCTTATGTGATTGGTAAGCGAGCTGTAATGGTTGAGGCGAGCAAGCATCTACCGGCGTGGCGCGCAGACATTATTTTGGCGGTCAAGAAACTGTTTGCCGATACTGAGGATGTGTCGAAGTTTGTTGAGCCGGTCAAGGTTCGGATGACTTTCTTTCTTGAGCGACCTAAGCAGCCAAAGTGGAAAGTTTATCCAGGTGGCAAACCCGACCTGGATCATTACATTCGCGCGGTGGGCGATGCGCTCACGATCGGCGGCCTGTTGGCCGATGATGCCTTGATTGTGAAGATTCAGGCTGAAAAGGTCTGGTGCGGCCCGACAACTAAGCCCGAGCCAGGCGCGACCATCGAATTGTGGCGTTTGTAACGGTTAGATAACGGCTTGATTTTAGGGCGTGTAAATGTTTGACTCGAGCCTATTTTGTGTCTAATCTGGGTTTTGTCGGTATAGGGCCGGCAGAAAGATAGGACAAAATGAACAAGCACAAAGTGACGGTGGCAAAAAGCCTAAGTTATGAAAACACTTATGAGATTCGCTGCAGCTGTGGTTTTTACAATTCAGTTAGCAAGACAAACATTTACACTTCGAGCATTGCAAAGGTTCGCGCAGAGGCACGCTACATCAAACTAGATCACCTAGAGGATGCAAAAGAGCAGGTGGCCGCGTAATGAAAATCACCGATGTACTAATGATTGTGGGCATGACCGTTGTTATGGGTCTGGCTCTTTGGTTGGGCGATAACGGATTTGCGCCGGTAGTTGGCGCGATTGGCCTAATCGGTATTGGCGTATTTCTTTTCGCAGCTCAGATTCACTCAATGCGATCATCGAGAGCTAAGAGAAACCGCTGATGGCTACTGAAACTACTTTCACTTATGAGCAAGTGTCGCTGGCTGTTCGCGAGGCATCTAACACCGCCTATGAGATGGGCCAGTTGGAGTGCGAGCAGCGCATTATCAAGTTTCTTGAGTCGATGCAGTTGCACCCGGCTAAACCTGGACTCGATCTCATCATTGAGCGTTTGCGCGGTGGTTTGAAGTGATTGACCTAACGAAACCTGATGTGCGCCAGGCTTACCTTTTGGGTATTGAGGCTGGCAAGATGAATTACGCTAAAGAGCTTGATCGTGTTGCGGTTGTGACTGAAACTCGCATTGTGCGCCAACTGGACATGTTTCGCCGCGAGTGTAATGCTAAGCGGTCTACAGCGCGTGGGCGCGTGGTTGCTCAATGTATTGCGCTTATCAAGGGTGAGGAGTTTGTGGATGATTGATCCGCATGGTGAGCCGGTTCGCGAGTTTTACCGTAAGCAGGGCGAAGTGCGTGAGCGCCAGCGCCTAATCAAGTTGCTTACCGATGCAGACAATGTTGAGTATTTCAACTGGCTGAGAGGCCCTGAAGAAAACACGATTGAAAACTACATGCAGGTGGCGGTCGGGTTTCGCCTGGCCATTGCCATGTTAGAGAAAGAAAACAAATGACCGAAAAAGCCAGTTACACGCCTGAAGTTTGGCAAGCCATAACAAGGGCAGCTCGACAAGGCGAAGAATTTGAGCGTAAGCGAATCATTGACCTAATCGAGCGCAGGATTTGTTTTGATGCCCTAGCCGATGATGATGGGCGCTGCTCGCATCATGGTGGCAAATGTTATGACTTGCGCGAGCTAATAACCCGACTGCAGAAAGAGGCACTAAATGGGAATGTCTAGCAACTTCATCGCTTGGCCAACGCATCGCAGGAAAGCGGCCGTTCGCCGCCGTCTGCGCCGTTCACGCCGTAAAGGGTTTGGCAATGCTTGAGCCGCACATGAGCCGCGATGTTGATCCGGCTTGGTTTCAGCCGCAAAAGAATCACAATGAGTACACTCAGGGTTTCTATAAGGGCCGCGACCATGAGCGCAAACGGATCATCGCCATCCTGAAAGATTGGGATTTGAATCTGCGCTGGGATTGGGTGGACATTTACCGGATGATTGATGAGGGCATGGATTACCGCCAACTCACCATGTCGCCGGCGTTGCTCGAGGATTACAAAGTTAGAGCTGCACAGATTGAGCGCGAGAAACTTTACGATGCGGTGAAAGCCTATTTTGATAGCATCGCGCCAGCTCACGATGCTGAGGGCAGCCACGCCCATGCCGCGATCGAGAGCGCCGTTATGGGCATACTCAAAGGCAGGGATAACTGATGGATGTATTTCTATGGGGTTTGGCGCTGATAGCGGTATGCACTTTTATTGTGGCTTACATGAGGCAGAGGGATGAAGAATGACCTGGATTCGCTCAGATCGTGAGATGGTGACTCGAGCCTATGAGCTGGTGAAAGATAACAACCTGGTGTGGTCTGATGACTTTGAGGCCATCCGGCAGGATTTGGCGCAGGTTCTCAAGCATGAGTCACGCCAAACTCACCCGATGCCAACGGTTGTGGTTCTATCGAAAACTCTGGCAGACTTAGAGCCGTTGAAAGGGTAACGATGCTTGATGGACTAGAGCCGCCTAAGAGAGTTTTCAATTGCCGGGTTCGCTCGGTGTTGGAAACGCTGGATGCCAAAGATAAAAAGATTTTCGAGGTTGCCATTCAGTCTTTCGATTTGTGGCCGGCTCGCACTCTAAGCAATGCGCTAAAGCAGCGTGGCTTGGTTCTTTCGGATGGTGCGATTGCGCAACACCGTAAAGGGTCATGCTCATGTGGGAAGATTAACTAATGCTTGATGATCTGCAGCCAGCACCGAAGATTGATGCGCCGAAAGATTGGCGACCGGCCCTCGAGTTTGATGGCACTAATGGTACGGCTACGCTGCCAGCCATCCCCGATGATGAGCTGCCAAACTTTGATGAGTTTCTAAAAGAGCAGGGCTTTTCACCTGATGAGTATGAGATTGTTGGCACGCCTCGCACATCTCGGTGGCAGGTCGCCCGGCCGTTTCCACTCGAGCCTCAATGGTTATCTTCGTGGCGTTTCCACTTTCGCAAGCGCATCGGGTCTGTACCTGATCTGCCAACGCTGTATGCCAACGCAAAGAAAACAAGAAAGCCAGCAACTAAGCAAACTCAGTCGGACAAAGTATTTGTTGTCTGCCTGGCAGATTTTCAGGTTGGCAAAGTCGATTATCGTGGCAACACCGAAAGCCTAGTGCAGCGCATCCTGGAATCTTACGATCGCATCGAGGCTCAAATAAAGGCTGGAAAGTATCAGCACATCTACGCCCTGGACTTAGGCGACATCATCGAGGGCATCGATAACGCGAGCAGCATGAATCAGTTGCAGACTAATGACCTAAGCGTTATGCAACAGGTTGATTTGGCATCAGCTCTTATCTGGGATTTTCTCAAGATGGCCACAAAGTATGCGCCGGTAACTTATGCCAGCATCGGGTCTAATCATTGCCAATGGCGTGTGAATCGCCAGCAGATCGGTAAGCCTGGCTTGGATGACTGGGGCATTGTGATTCTGCAGCAGGTGCGCCGCCTAGCCGTAGAGGTTGGGTTGCCGATAACTTTCTTGATTCCAAACCCTGATGAAGAATCGCTGGTGTTTGATGCTTTCGGTGATGGCTATCACTTGGTAGGTATCGCGCATGGGCATCAGTACTCGAGGCCCGAGAATGCTCTTACCTGGTGGCGACAAAACACTTTCGGTAATCAAACGATCGCATCGGCATCGCTGCTACTCACCGCACATTTTCACCATCTCAGAGTTATCGAGGCTGGTGCAAGTCACAATGGCGGTTCGCGCTACTGGGTGCAGACTTCGACCAGCGACAATGGCTCAGGCTGGTTCAGGCGCATCTCTGGCGAGGATTCAGCCAGCGGCATTACATGCCTAGAATTGTCTAAAGGCATTCCCTATCAAGGTGCGGTTCTCAAGCTCTAGGGTCATAATCTGGTTTCGATGCCGGTCAAGGCGCTCAGGCGCATCCGTCAGAGCAGGGTTCGATTCCCTGATGATCCACTAAAACTGAATATCGTTCGACAATAAACCACCCAACTAACCTCAAGAAAGGTAAGTGGCTAAATGAAGAAACAACTAATTGCTCTCACAACTTTGGGGGCTATTCTCGCCGGATGCACATCATCGGCAACGGCCGCGCAGACATCAGCGCCACAGGCCATCGTAAAAACAAACCCTGATTTCATGACCATCGTTATGCAAGATGCTCAAGAGTTTCGCATGGCTAAGGTAGTCAAGCAGCTCAAGAAACGCATCGGCAAAACCTGGTATGTGTTTAGCGGTTCGACACCTCGAGGCTGGGATTGCTCGGGCCTAACCCGTTGGGCTTATGAGCAGATCGGTGTTGAGTTGCCTCACTCAGCGAATAAGCAAGCGCGCTCAGGTGTAAAGGTTTCATCGCCGGCAATAGGCGACCTGGTGTTATTCGGCTATCCAGGTAGCAATACTTTCTTTCATGCCAGCATCTACATCGGCAACAACAAAGTTATTCACGCTGGGTTCAAGCGCGGCCAAACAACTTCGATACTTGACTTAGGTTCGGCCAGCGTAAAGAATACAAAGATGAGATTTGTGAGAGTGAGTACAAATGGCTAATCGAGTTGTAAGCATCGAATTGCATAGCGAGTATTGCGGTAACTGCGCCGTTTGCGCTGGTAGGCAGATTGGTGTGAATGATGAACGCGAACGCCTTATTACGGCTTTTGTTGAACGCTACCCGAATCACAATGTTGAAGTGATTGATAGAGGCATGGGCGAAACTTACAAATCGCACGACAACTGCGCACAATGTGTTGCTATTGCTCTTATCAACGGTAAGCACTAATGGCTGAGTGTGCGCGTTGCGGTTGCGCGATGAAAGATGATACGGCGCAACAAAGGGCTAAACGCGGTCGCGATCTTTGGGGATGCCAGGAATGCCGGGCGGCTAAGAAAACTAAGCTCACAACCGATTACGGTATTTGTGAGCCACATCAGGGCGAGTTGGATGATGACTACCGGCCGCTCACTAGGCTCGGTGAGTTGTACCGGCCCGGCGTTAGGCTATGTGGATACTCGGACTGCATCAACCTGGATCACATCGAGAGCGCAATAACGGATACCGTTACTAAAGAATGCTCACGATGCGGCCAGCCGAAACCGTTAGAGGCTTTTGGTATCGATCGTAAGAAACGCGATGGCCTCAACTGTGAGTGCAGAATTTGCCGAGTAGGTAGAGGCTAGGCCAAAGAAAGAAAAGAATGGATGCTAAACAACTACTCGAGGCGCTAAACGCTTATTACATTGAGCTGATGAAACTGGGTGCTGAGCGTGAGGCTGTAGCAATCAAAGAGTTTGCTAAGCGAGTATCTAAGTAACCATGCCGCTGTATGAGTATCGATGTGGCAACGGTCACACCATGCAAACCGTTCGCTCAATCCATGAGGATGAGCCGGCCGTAGTCGAATGCCCTGAATGTCTATCCCCCATGCACCAGGTGTTGGGCGGTGTCGCAATAACTTTCAAAGGTAAAGGTTTCTATACCACCGATAAGGGCAACGGCTGATGGGCCGATTCCCGAAACCATGCAGGGTTTGTGGCAATCTCTCACTAGGTAATCTTTGTGACTACCATCAAGCCATCGAAGACAAACTTCACAACATCAAACGCGATCTCATCAAAAAACAAACCGGTCAATACTCAGGCGACTACCGTAAGCGCGCCGCTCAAGTAAGAGCAATGGCAACCGTCTGCCATCTATGCGGTGACGGCCCAAGATTCAATGACCCGTTCGAGGCCGATCACATCGAGCCTGGCAGCGCGACCAGCGAGCTGAAAGCCGCACACCGGTCATGCAACGGCCAACGCGGTAACAAACCACTCAACTAATCCCCCTATCCCCCGCCGGCATCAACCCGGAGTGGGTCAATTCCTACAGAAACACCACGAAGAACACCGGGATAGGCAACGCCGCGTTATCCACCGACAACCACATGAAAATCGCGTTGGCGATGAAGAACAGTAAAACAGTTATCTTGACCATTAGAACGGTGTCGCGCCAAAGCCAGAGAGTAGATCAGCGCCGTTAGTTGCGCTAGGGTTGCCGGCTTTCGCTAGTCGCTCAGCGGTTGCTTTAGTGACCCAGAAAGAAACCTGAGTTTCGCCAGCATCGTTTTTCCACTTGCTAATCTTCAGCTCACCGGTGATCTTGTAAAGATTATCTTTCACCAGGCCCAGATCATCGAGGGCAACATTGAAGTAATGCTTTTCGATGGTTTCCCATTCGCCGGCATCATTCTTGCGATTTACCGGTACAGGGATGACCACATACTGCCCGGCCTTTGATTCCTTGACCTCGCCAGCGTAGCCAGTAATTGTTACTAATAGATTTTTAGCCATGATTCACCTTTTCGTTAGAGATTCTCTGATTCTATTTATTGCCACCGACAATGTGAGCCTGAGCAACACAGTCGGAATGATTACAAATACGATCACCAGGCATGAAAAGAACGCCATCAACAATGGGCCGATCAAAGCGGTCAAATTTGCCATGAAACGGTACACAAATCTCGCCATTGTATTTCACCATCTTTGCTGGTTTAGCCCGGCAACTGGCACAGTATTGAGCCAGGTGTTTTTTCTTAGGCACAACAACCCAAATAAAGCCGCACTTACGGCATTGCACTTGGTTTTCTTCCATCGGCCCAACATTATCGGCTTTCTGTGACTCTCGCAAACAACCCATCGAACCTGAGCGCCAGATACCCAGTCTTGCCATGCCTATTTTTGGCGATGTGCAACACCATCTTGCTTTTCTCATCCTTGCCATCGTCATCGGCTTGCTCGCGGTTTAGCAGAATCACAACATCGGCATCCTGCTCGATAGCGCCAGAATCGCGCAAATCGCTCAAGCCAGGTGAGGTATCCTTTCGGCCCTCGATTTGCCGGTTGAGCTGAGCCAACGCGATTACCGGCACATCGAGATCGCGCGCCATAATCTTCAGCCCGTTAGAGATGGCCGTAACCGATTCATAACGGCTGCGACCGCGCTCAGTATCCTGCATGAGCTGCAAATAGTCCACAACGATAGCGACCAACTTTTGCTTGCGCCCAACCTGCCTGGCAAACGCTCGCACCTCTGAGAGAGTCTGACCCGACTTATCTGCAATGGCGATAGGCCGCCCAACCTTTTCACGATTCGACCGGATTCTTTCCCAATCCACATCGGTGAGTTTGCGATTCTCGAGGTGATCCATGCTCACATTGCACACGCTGGCAAACAAACGATTCATGATCTCGCGCTTGCTCATCTCGAGAGAGTGAAACGAAACCGCGCCATGCTTAGCCAACCCGAAAGCCATGTTTACGGCAACAACAGACTTGCCCACCGCTGGTCGCGCGCCAATAATGTACAGCGCACCAGGCCTGAAACCGCCAATGAAACTATTTAGCAACGCCCAATCAGATGCAAAATAATCAGGCTCACTATCCAGGTGTTTGACCGATGGCAACACCAGGTCACTCACAAACTCGACCTCAGACCGCAACCTGCCAACCGTAACCTGCTCGATACGATCGCCGGCTTTATCAAGAGCCAAATCAACATCGGAATCGACCGCGTTACCGGCAGACTGCAGCTCATGGCCCACCTGCACCAGCGCCCAGCGCGCATTGCGGTCATGAATCAGTTGCTCATAAAATGTTGCATTGCGCCAAGTCGGTGTTTCTGCAGTAGCCTCATGCAAATAAGCGGTTTGCTCGGGAATCTTCGACCCAACCGTTACGGTGTCGATGCCCTCACCGTTGCGGCGCATCTGCACCATAAGAGCAAAAATCTTTTGATTGCGCTCATTAGTGAAATCGCTCGCGATCAGGTTGCAATCATCCAGGTAAGCGCCCTCACTCAAAAGAATTGAGCCAATAAGAATTTTCTCAGCGTTGGCCTCATACATCAGAAATCACCCAGAATGTTGCGCTCGGGTTGCGCCGGTTGCTTTTCGGCAGCCCACTTTTGCGCTCGATTCATCCATGACTGATACGCCAAATCCCAATCAACAAATCTCGACCCTTTACCGCGATGGTAGAGCATAAATGCCTCAGTTTCATCAGCGGCTTTTAGTAGCGGCCACTTAGTTGCAAACATGGCCAATAATTTCTCATTAGGTTGCCAAGTTTCAAGCAAAAGTTGTTTTGTCTTAAAAGTTTCTTTTAAAGGTTTCTTTAAGGTTTCTATATACGGTTCATCTGAAGTAGGGTTCAGGGTATCTGCGACAGAGTTCATGGTTTCATGCTCAGAGTTCATGGTTTCGTGCGACAGAGTTCGTGGTTTGCCAATTCGGTGATTCGTTGTACCATCGCAATCATCCGGGCATGAGATGTTGATCCAATAACGGTTTGACTTATTGCCACCGCTGCTTTTGCCACCTCGAGCATCAACACGCAACTCGCCCAACTCGATCAGCTCATTCACCGCATCGTGAACATAACGCTCGCTGCAGTTTGCATAACTGGCTAACTTAGCCTGGCTGGGCCAAGCGCCATCATTATCCGGGTTGATGTGATTAGCGATGCCAATCAGGATGAGTTTCACCGCGCCTTTGGCTTGCGAGTGATTCAATACAACGGTGAGAGCTTCGATGCTCATTTTTTACTGCCTTTTCTTCGGCAAACCTAGTATTCTAGGTATCGCCGATAGTCTAGTTATCGGTATCGCGGTCACAGGGTTCTCACGCTCTGTGGCCGCTCTTTTATTCTATCGTGCTAAGACAATACACCCTTGCCGTAGTTATGCAACTCAATTCGCGAAAAGTCATCGCCCAAAATGCAATAAACCTGCTTAGGCCCATCCCAGACCGGCACAACAGTCGGATCGGCCCACCGCGACAACTTCCAACCAAACAGCCTGGCGCGAGCTGCAAAATCGGCATCAAACTCCATCAGAAAATTTGCCCGGCTACACATCACAATGAGATTCGAGGGCTTGTTAAATTTCGATCCGGTGCTTGCGCCACCAAAACCACGATTCGCCCGATGTTGCGGAATCAGATCATCGCCGGTGCTACCACAATGCCAACACCTGCCACCATCACGCTCGAGCAGTCGCAGAAACTCTTTCGGCCTCACTCATCGCCCCAGCCAGGCTTATCCGGCAACTCGATGTTGAGTGACTTCATCTGAAAGCCGATACGCTCGCTCGAGGTTTCCGCCGAAGTCATAATGTTAGTTTCGGTCACATCCGGGCTGGCCTCGCAACGGTGAGTTTCGCGCCACTCGCGCCATAACCTGACCTCTTGATTGTGCGCCACCTCAAAAGATGACCCACAAAAACCGCAAGTGTTGCTAATCGACATAATCCAAGATTAGCCAGCGTTACGGTACATCAACTCCACCTGGCGGCCAATACTCGCCGTCAAAACACCGGCATCAGCCAACTGCTTAGCCTTATTCTTGACCCGATTCAGCTCGGCTTTAGCCAACTCCAACTCAAATTTCTCATCAGCCGAATTGTACTTAGCCAGATTCTCACGATCGGCAACAGTACCCTGAGCATTCATAAACTCGAGCGCGCTCTTACGGTCATAAGCCAACTGCTTATCGGCAACCACCTTTTCGGCATCATAAATCGCTTGAGGCGCTTTAGCAGCCTCACCAGTCAAACGCTGAATCTCGCTAATTACCTGATCGGGTGTTATCAAGATGCACCAGCCTCTCTTTTTGTAGAGCAATCAGACCAGGCAACAGATTGTGCTGGCCACTAAAAAACGCGTAATCAATCAACTCTTGCAGCTCGAGAATCGAGGCCAAAAGAATTTTAAGGTTTGGCAACTTCTGATCCATAGGCTTTGATTTTCTCTAAAATCTTCGGCCCAGCGTTGGCAGCCACCGCATCGGTGTAGAGCAACCGCAAACCATCAACATCATAAGTCAATGCTAGTTTGTCGGCCTCACCCAGCCAGTCGCGTTTCTTGTCGGTTATGTCGGTTATGTCGGTTTGTTTGGCGACCTTAGCCATTTCCTCACGCGAGGCACGCTTGTTGCCCGAATAGCCAGCATTAGCCAACGCACGCCCGATGGCGCTAGTTTCAGCATTCTCGAGCGCCGATGTTTTGTTAGCCATGCCCTGACCGTCAATCTCAAACGCCCAGCCGGTCGCTTTTAGGTATGCACCAGGCATCTTAGAGAAATTGACTTTCTCAAGCTCGGGATTCTCGAACGGCAACCAAATCTCAGCTTTCACAACCCAAGTCGAAACGGCCCTATCGGTTGGCGATGTTTTGTTTTTAGTGATGATGCGGCCATTCGGGTTATCGGTGTAGAAACGCTTTATGCGCTGCTCGACCGTTTCATAATCAGCCAGGTTGAAAGATGCCATTACATCTCACCAGCTTTACATGCACAATGCCTACCGCACTTATCAGCGCCATGCTGATCCTTGATAAGTTTCAACACCGCATCACCGGTCATAACCGCGTGATTCTCTAACTTCTCGATGCGCTTACGCATCAACTCATTGAGCTGCAACTGTGCGCTCAACGCTTTCTGCAACTCCCCAACCAGATTCACCATCTGCTCAGTAATGTTAGACATTTTTACCTTTCTTGATACTCAAAGAAACCACGCCATTACGGTTTACGGCCCGAGTGCAAACAACATACTGCTCGCCGCTGACTTCAACATAACCGTACTTAGAATCACCCAACGCATCAAGCGTGCGCGACTTCATCTCATTCAGGTGAGTCTGAGCCTCATCAAACTCCGATTGTGCATTTTGTACACTTATGCCCAAATCACCCAAATCAACACCCGAATCGGCCACGCCAGGATTCAGAAACTTCACCGTTTCGAGAGTATTAGCAGACCCATCCCACTCAGGTTTCACATCATCCAACACACACTTACGCCAACGCTCAACCGCGCTCAACATTCCAGCAAACTCAAAATCATCAAACTCAATGTCGAACTCTTTGAGATCGTTGCCGCTGAAAAGGGCCACCAGTTTTGCTTTACGCAAACCCATCACCCAGCAATACCACAACACCTGCGCCCGATAATTCAACGGCACTTCATCAAACGGCACACGCGCCGTCTTGATCTCGAGTACACCCATCGAACCATCAGGGTAAGTTAGCAACCCATCCGGGTTAGCTCTAGCCCAATCATGATCGTCATGCGCGAAAGTGCCAACATCATCATGAATCACAAACTCAGGATTCAACTCAGACCAAACCTGCTTTATGCCCGACTCAAACACCTGGCCGAAACGCATCGCAAGCGACTGTTTGACCTCGCTCGGAATCCTGCCGGTTGCTTTAGCCCACGCAGTAAACGGCGATTCCCATTGCGACCACCCACAAACAATGCCGGCGAGCGTGCCAGTAACAACAGCCTCGCCCTCACGCAACGCCAACCACTCAGCCGAACCCGACTCAAAGTTGCCTAATAGTTTTGCCATAAAATACCCTTTCATTGAGTACCCTAATTATGTGCAAGACCACCGACAAACGCAGAATGCGAAAGACCGCCTGATGGAACTAGTGCTGGAAACGCCTGGCGGTGTACCCTGCGAACAGTCGCCCGATCTATTCTTTCCCGAAGATCAGCCAGATAGCATCATGCAGCGCATGGCCGAGAAAATAGCGAAAGAGCTTTGTAAGACCTGCCCGGTTGTCGAGCAATGTCGCAACTATGGCATCATGGCTGCCGAGCCGTTTGGAATCTATGGCGGATTATCGCCCGAAGATCGCGGCCGGCTTATTTCTTAGTTTCGTTGGCTTTCTGAACAGCATCCTGAGTCGCCCTGGCAACGGTTTCTTCAGTCGCCGCGCCAGTAGTCGCAATGGCATAACCAATCGCGCCAATCACGCCCAGCATCAAAGTGGCCCACGCGATAAGAACGCCGGTCATCCAGTTACCGACCACAACAGCGCCAGTACCAGCCGATGCACCCAAAATAAACAGGAATAGCCCAAACCCACGCCACGCAATAGCCCCTAAAACGCCGTATACGGCTCTTAGACGGCTTTTGATGTTATTTGAAGTCATCTGCTAACCCCTTTCACTTACGGGCTTTAGATTGGCGTCTATGTGCTTATGCACATCAACCAAATTTTCATACGGAGCTAAGTGAACATTTAGCGTGCCACGCGCCCCAGCCATGTGCAAATGAGCGCCAGTCGATGCCGAGCCACTAGGTGTTTTCTTACCGCCACCCACCAGGCCAACAACAGTCTGACCGCCAACCAAAACACTATTCAGCTCGAGGGCCGGCTTAGCAGCCAGGTGAGCATACAACCAGTTGATACCATCGCCACTCGACTGCACCAGGCAATGACCCAACACATCAGACCAAAAGATTTTCTTGACCCGGCCATTAGTGATCGCACGAATCGGCTGATTCTCGATCGCTTTACGAATGCCCCAATCCGAGCCTCGATGAGGCTGAGTGCGGTAAGAGGCAAAATTGCCCAACTCATCGCCACGATTCTTAGGAAACGGCTCAAAATACTGCATCGCGGTCATCAGGCCACAACCAAACGAATAATTACCGCAACCGCCGATGAGCTGATAGCCGCCGAAAGCAACCCGGTGATCCAGGCAGATTTCCAACGCTCTTTCTCAAGCTCGCGCACACGCAACTCAATGTCGGCATAATTCTGCACCATCGCTTTTACTTCAGCGATGTCGCGAACCAACTGAATCAGAATCTTATCGTTGCCAGAATCCATCAAACAAACTTTCTATTAGCCGAAAGCGTGGATTCGGTGAATAACTAAACCTAGTTTAGCCGATGATTATTTAGGCGATTCGGTTTCTTCGATAACCAGTCGCTCTTGCGGATGATTAGCCGGGTTGTTGCCAACTAGCGGTGCAGACTCATCTGTAAGTGAAGTAACCAACACATCAAAAAACTCTAAAGCCTGAGCCTCATTAGCCCAAGCCGTACCATCGGGCCAAGTCGGTTGCGACAAAAACGGTGCATCATTCACACCATCGAAACCAAGCAAAACGCCATCAACAAATTCTGCGCGCATATTCATAATTTCCTAACCAAACGCCAAAACTGACGAACCCTGAGCAGTCGAATCAGTAATCCAGTTAGTGCCAGTTACCGGATTAGTACGCGAAGTCCAGGTTGTTCCATCAGGGCTTGAAAACAGCGATCCAGCCGCAGTCATAACACACCAGACACCAGCACCATAAGTTGCACCGACCAAGTTTGAACCGGCCATTGATGTTCTCGCAGTCCAAGTTATTGCATCAGGTGAAGTGTAAAACGCGCCAGAGCTTAGACCAGCAAACCACAAACCGCCAGCAAAAATAATGCGGTTAAATCTAAAGTCACCAGCCGAGCTGCGCTGAGTCCAGGTGATTGCATCAGTTGATGTTGCTAGTCCATTTGAGCCAGATGCAACAAAAATGCCGTTATCAAAAACAACTCGGTGCGGCGAAGTAACTGCTGAAGTTGCGCCAGTATACGAAAGACCTGCTGGGAATTTTTCTGCCGTTGCTATCGAGTAAGCGATGTTGCCACTAGTAACTCGAACCCACCGGCCGTTGCCATAAACCAACGAAGTAAAAGTGATGCTAGAGCCGCCATTGGTCAAGCCAAACCCGTTGAAATGCCAGCCCCAAACATTCCACATAGCCCAGCCGTTATTTGTATAAACGACTCCGTCAAGAGAACCGGCGTCAGTCGTAGGCGGTGCGAGTCGCGTACCACCCGTTGTTACCGGCCCATTAACAGCATCAATAACAGTAGAAACGACATTGGCCGCTCCACCGGCAACATTTACGAAAGCCGAGCCAATTTTATACAATCCCCAAGATTGGCCCATGTGTGTGCCGCTGCGCAAAGTCCAAGTTATGCCGTCTGCGCTAGTCGCATAGTTGCTCGCGCTTGTGTTATTGCCAGCCATAACAAAAACACCAGTAGCCGGTGTATTGCCAGCACTTGTGCGCTGAAACTTATCGAAAGTAGTTAGACCCGACTTTGCAACGGTTGAGATAGCCATTGACTAACTCCTTAAGAAATCTGCGAACCGAAAAGGTTGAAGCTCAGGTTAGCGGTGCTGGCATAAACGGTCACAACATCTGTCGCCGCCAAAGTAACACCCAAAGTCAAGTTAGTGGCATCGCTCGCTGCAACAGTTGCATCGTAAGCAATGTAATGCTGATTCGCGATCGCAGTACCACCCGGGCGAACCGCAATGCGGAAAGTGGCTGCAGTAGCCGCGCGGTTAGCAACCGTAAGAGTTGAGATAACAGTTTGAGTGCTTGCTGGGCTGGTGTAAACATCGGTGTTAGTTGTCGCCGATGGTGCAGACTGGCCCAAAACTTTGTAAATTGTTGGCATCTTTTTATGCTCCCATTAGTAGAAAATTGTCGAAACCGCCGCCGCCGCCAAGATCGACCCAGGCACTTCCATTGTAATACTGAGTCTGCGCGGTACTGGTCAAGTAACTAACCATGCCAGCAGAAACCACGCCGTTAAGAGCGGTTGTGCGAGCTGCAGATGATGCAAAAACCATAACGGTTTGCTGCATCAAATAGGTGTCTACCTGATCGGCAGTAAGCACCGCACCTGCGGTGAAATCTTTGTAACCTGCGCCAGCCATCTATACTCCTAGAAACTCAATCGCCCTGCATCAAGGATACCAAACGCAGCGTCATCTAAAACAAACACATCGGTGTTTAGTGTACCCAGACCCAAAACCATACGATGCTCAATACCATCACTCGCGTGCGAGATTGAGATAATCTTGGCAAACTCGGTGATCGCCGGTGCAATGCCATTAGGCGTGAAAATCACCTTACAAACCGACCCAAGCTCGAGGCCCAAAAGCAGATTCTGATTTACAGTCGAAACCTGCGACAGAATAACCTCGACAGCCTCAAAACGATACTCAGGCCGCGAATACTCATTGACCAGGTAATTAGCCAAAGTCTGCAACGCCGCATCAGAATTGTGCAAAAGATTATCGCTAGTCAAAGTACGGATACCGTAAACCTCTTGAGAGGTTAGATCGTTACCCTGAGCCAGATAACTCGAACCCACACGCGTTAGCTCAGTCTGAGTAAATAGCAACTCCGAGCCATAAACCACGCGCACACTCGAGTAATTAATGCCTGTGCCATCATCAGCCAACACCGGTGCAGCACTCGATGGCGCGACACTTGACCGGTCAAGAAAAGTCAAGTTACCCGACTTAGCAATAAACAACTCGCCAGGCTCGCTAGTTTCCACAGTCTGCATGTATTGCAGCGCGTTAGTACCAGCCTCAACCACATCGGCTTGCAAAGTTTCAACACCAGTATCAATGGCACGCTGAGCAACCGGCCAATTTACACCTGGATCATCAAGCACCGCATTGATACGCGCACCAGACAACTGCACCGTATTAGTAGCCGCCGCCAAAGTCTGCTGAGAAAGAAACGCAAAACCGTCATAAGCACTTAGGCTCGCAATCGAATCACCGCTAGGCGAATAGACCAAGTCCCAGTCATCGATAGTGCCATAAAACACCTCGAGATTATTGGCATAAATTCGCACATCGCGGCGAGGCACAATCTGTCCATAAAACGGCGATGCCGTAAATGTCGGGTCAAAGTAACGGTTGCGGTTATTGAAGTCGATGCCAACCTGCCCAGCCTGATACCTATCCAGCGCACGCGACTTACCGCGATTAGTGCGGATGTTTATCACATACTCGCTAACATCCTGAAAATACGGCCCAGCCAACACATACGAAGTGTTATCTAAAACACCGGCAACCGGGTCATCCAGCACAAAGAATGGCCCTGGCCCATTGCCATCAAAACCAAGCTCGACTCTAGTAGTTGGAATAGGCATTAGGCCGGTGTCCAAACAGCGCCATTGGCGCGCTCATAACGCTTGATCTCATCAATGATCGACTGAGCCACGCTCTTGCCATCAGTACCCATGCCAGCGTTTACCGTAATGTTTATGCCAGCCTTAGTAGTCAAGAAACTCTGACCCATCGAGTCGCGGCGAATAAACGCATCCTGGCTATTCTTGAAACCCAACTGAGCCAACTGAGATGCCATGCCACCGCTCAATGGTGTAACAGTCGAACTCATAGGCACATTCACGGTTGGCGGCTGAATCTTAGCCAACTGCTCAGCCATGCCCACGCTCAGCCCGGTAGTAAATGTTGAAGTAAACGCATCAGCCAACGCCTGAGCTGCTTTTACCAGCGCAGAATCCTGATCCATCAACCCAGCAATAAAGCCGTTGCTAATGATCTCCTCACCGACCGAATACATGATGTCGGTAGATGCCACCGCAATACCCTCAGCTGCAGAATTCAGCTCTTTGAAAAGCCCATTCAACTCACTAATCGCAGAATCGCCACCCTCAACAATCGCCTGAGCAGTCTGCCCACCAGCCTCGAGGCCAGCACCCAAAATCTGAGCAAACAGATTACGATCAAGCCCTGCTTTCTTGAGCGCCAAAAGATTCTTACCAAAAGCAACAGTCTTATCAATGATGCTACGGAAACCGCTAGTGATCTCAGCCGAAGTAGCACCCAAGTCGCTAATGCTCACATAGTCGCGAACCGTAGAAACCAAGTTTTTAGCAATGTCTATTTTCTTAGCAATGGCATCACGCTTAGCTGCAATCTCATTCAGCACCTTAGCCTCACGCGCCGCATACTTCACTAGCGCATCGTAAGTCGCAGCCGAAACCAAACCAGACTGCAGCGCCTCAGCAACCTTTTCTTGCACCTTAGTGAACGCATCAACCGATGCTTGCTCAAACTCGCCCACAATGCGCGTAGCAGTTTCCAACGGCCTAACACCCGACAAAACCTCACCCATCGAGGCTTTGAACTGCATCATGCTCATCGCAAGTTTCTGATACGCATCCATAGCGGTAGCAGCGGCCTTAGCAGCCGAATCAGCGGCTTTCTCAGCCGGTGTCTTGCCCTTAGTGGCACTTGGATCGGCTGGCGGTGTAATAATGCCTGGATCGAAAGTGTTTAGGTTGCCAACGCTCGCATCAAGCTCTTTTACATTGTTGCCGATGCTGCCAATCATTTTGTCTAGTACAACGAAAGTACCGATACCTGCAGCCACCGCCGCAGCCGCCGCCGCAATCGCAGCCCAACCCTTAGCAGACTCAGCACCTTTCATCGCGAGCGTAGTAAGAGCCGCCGCCTTTTGAGCGCCGTAGATGGCCTTAGTGACCAAGAAAATGTTTTTCCAAACCTTATACATCACCAGCAAACCGGCAACAGTTTTCACCAGCCAAGTGTTATCGAGCAAGAAACTAACCATGTTGCCAACGGCGATAACAATCGAACCGAAAGTTTTGGCGATGGCCTGAAGTTTCTCTTGACCTGGCGGCGATGCCAACCACTTAGCGAAATCTTGCAGATACGGCAAAAGATAAGTACCGATGGCCTCTTGCAAATTGCCAAAGATAAGCTGCATACGCTGATATGGATCGAGATTGGCGGCCTCAGCTGCAGCACCAGCAAACTTTTCTTGCAAGAAACCAAACTTGTCTGTGGCATTAGCGATACCAGGCACTAAACGATTTAGGGCCGTACCCTGCCCTGCATACGCCTTAGCCAACGCAGCCGAAACCGTACCCACATCTTTACCAGTACCGGCCGCCACATCCAGCGCCAACTCCATCAAACCAGTCGCCTGAGTCACATCACCAGTAGCGCGAACCAAACTAGCGAAAGCCGGCCGAATAACATCATCAGGAATCGATGCCATCAACTCCATCTTGGCAATCGACTTCTCGACCGCCGAAATCTGAGCATCAGTCGCGCTTACGGTGTTACGCAACGCAAGAGCCAACAACCCCTGCGACTTAGCATCTTCAGCCGCCGCTTTACCAGCACGATTCAACTGATTGACTAGCGCGCCAATACCAACGGTTAGGCCAACAGCGCCCAGCGTTTTCTTCATAGTCGAGCCAAGAGAACCCATGCTCTTTTGAGCCTCTTTAAAGCCCTTATCGTCAAAGATTGCCTTTAACGGTATGTACAGTCCACCAGCAGCCATCAAAAGCCTCTCATGTTGAATCGGCGCATCGCATCTTTCAGCACGCGATCAGTTTGTGCAGTCAATGCCGGCAAACTACTCTCAGCAGCCGGGTAAATGATTCTCGAGGCGCGCCCACCGAGCTCTCGGTTTAGGCTCGCAATAAAAGCCTCACCCTTTTTGATGTTGGCATTACGGCGGCGCGTAGTCGGGCTGGCATTATCGTTACGGCGACCCTTACCAATGCTCGCACCCGATCGCCCAGCCATGTCCATAATGATGATCGCCGGCGACCAAACCTTGATACGCAAAAGCGTAGTTGTAAGCGAACGCCCACCCATCGAGGTACGAAACTGAGTTGTGACCTTATCGGCGGCAACGCCATTATTCCAACCCAAACGCCCACGATCCGAAAGAAAACCCGACAACGGCTCAACAGAGTTGATCTGCGCCCTAATCTTGCTCTCAAGCGGCTTACCAATGTCTTTCACATCACGCAGAAACTCGCGCCTAAAATTAGGGCCAGCCTCTTTCATCCGGCGCTGCAGCTCGCGCACATCCAAAACACTTATGTCGTTAGCGCCCACATTCACGCCACCCCTATTGCTCAGGCGGCCGGTGAACTTGGCTACGGTAAGTGTGATTGGCTCAGGCATAACATCAATTCTACCGCCGCCGTTACCAAACCGTTATGAAACCTAACGCGCCGAAAGTTGCCATCGCCAGCTCGAAACGGCATACTTTGAGTACCAGGCAACCGCCGGTAGAAAGATAGGGAATCATGGGAATCATGGCACACATCGAGTCAGTGCTCGGCAGACCGCACATCTTCAACAACCCCGATTACATACAGGGTTTCACCATCTACACACCAGTCAAACCATTCAAAGATGATCATGGCCTAGTAGTCGCGCAAGTAATCAATGTGCAACGCGAGGGCGAAGTAATCAAAGATAACTACTACTCGCGCGCATGGGCATACTGGAACTTCATCGACAACACTCTTTTTGACCTAAAAGAGGCAGATGAGCTATTGCAGCTCGAGGCAAAGATGATGCCAAACCACGAAATTGATTACAAAATTTCAGAATCAGAAACGGTACTGATGTGGCTCGATCATGGGCTGATACCGATCGAGTCAGAGTTTTGGCAGCGCCTAGTAGTTTCGCTGGCATACAACGCAATCACCGATGCAGAGTTTCTATCTGATCTCGCTGCAAACACCTGGTACGGCCCTCAAGCAGTCCAAGAGATGCTAGACAAAGCTGCCGGCGAAGTACTAAAACACCCCAACTTCAACCTCGCAGGTTTCGAGCAACTTACCCCCTAAGCTGCCGAAAATGAGAAAGCCCTAGATCAAATGTCTAGGGCTTTCTTCATGCCTGGCTATTGTTGCGAGAAAGCAAAACTCGCTGCATAGTGAACAGCATTCGCGGCGACTCATTCATAAGCACACTAGGTGCAATGCCTAACTCCACCGCCAGTTGAGCAATAGTCCAATGTGCAGACTCATCGCCCAACGGCACTATTTTGGGTCGGCCTCACTCGCCGTAACCAACGAAACCGTATCAATGAAATCATCAAACGGCTTATCAGTCAGTTTCTGGCGGTGCAACGCAGCCCACGCGAGAAACACAATGTAAGTCAGTTTCTGCTCTTTCTCAAGAGCCGAAATAGAAATAGAAAACTTTTCCTCGAACTTCAGCATGTCGGGCATTTGAACCGATACCGGATCAACTGTGCGACCATCCAAAAACTCAACGCGTAGATTTAGTTTCATTATGTCTTTCTTTGTTTAGTTGTTTGCAAAAACCTTATTAGGCAGTTGCGCGAGTTACAGTACCCGAAGTCGGGAAAGTAACTGAAAGAGTCGCTGCATCGCCGACTGAGCTCGCAAATGGCTGATACTGCGAGATCAAGATTGGTACGGTGTAGCTCGGGTTAGTTGATGAAACCGTTGATGAAGTCGGTTTGATAACAACAGTACCGACTGTGTTGAGTAGCGGCCACAAAGTCGCATCAACAGAACCGGCAGCGAAGTCCTGGAAGAAATTTAGCTGCAATGAGCCTGATCTCAAACCGCCAACCATAGTTTTCCAACCGCCACCAAAAGTGGTAGTTTCTACTTCATCACTCTGAATGGTGAGGTTTACAGACTGCAGCGCATCGCTTAGTGCTGTGCCATTCAGGGTAATCGAGTAATCAGTAGCAACAAATTTTGCCATTAGATTTCCTTTACTTAATCAGCCTGAACGGTCAGATCGAATTCTGCCGCCAGGTATGTGGTATCGCCGATAGCCAGACTGCCGTATGAGCGCATCTGAGTAACAACACAATCAAACGCTTTCCCACCCAATGTGCGATCACTTTCAACTGCACCTCTAATACTACTAGAGCCGGTGCTAGAGCAGAAAGCATCCAACGCATTCTGCCCTGAGCGCGCATCAGCTCGGCCCACAACCAAAGTAACAACGAAGTTGTAAGTCGTCATGCCGTTACGCATCGCCATGTGATAAGTCATCGATGACGGTGCGACAATCGCAAACGGTGGATTTGGATTCTCGGGAATGGTAGCGCCGGTGCGCAAACCTGCAATAGTTGCCAGGTTAGTTGCGATGCCAGTGCGTAGATCACTAATGAGAGCCATTATGCGAGAAACCTTGCCAGGCGATACGGCTCAACCAGTTGCTGCACATCAGGATCGAGTCGAGTGCCAACGCGGATGTAACCCAAGTCGGGCGCAGACAAAACGCCGAGAGGCGATTGTAGACGGGTAAAAATTCGGCTCGATTGTAAAACGGTTGCTTGCTTTACGGCAGTCGGTACGGCAGACCAACCCCAAGTGCCTGTTACCTTTACGCTGGCCTCGCCAACATTCTGAGCGAACACATAATCGCCAACGGCCCTGATGCGAGTGCGCGGCCAACCAGTCAAACCATCGGCCCGACCATTCAACGGCTCAAGCTGGTAATCCGATGCAGTCCAAGTCTGGTCAAACACGCCATCGAGATCGGCAGACACCTCAAGCGTTGTGAGAGTAATCAAGTCATCGATCTCGCAAACAATCATGTCGTCAGGTGTGAAGTATCGGGTTGCCGTACCATTCGGGTAAAAGTTGCGACCGGCGAAACCATCGACCAGGCGCGATGCAGATTCAATAGCCGTTTCCAGTAAAGAATCGTCAATGTTATCGGTGATTCTTAGTGCGGCTTTCACTTCTGCGAGTGACGCATAACCATTTGTAATAGCCAAAATGACTCCTAAAGTATTGTTTCTATTTTACCGCTTAGATAGTCGATGCTTGATGGCGGTAGTCGAGATGCCATCGGTATACGGAATGTAAATCAAACCAATGCCGCGCTCATCCAACCAATCCTGATCGAAACCCATCTGGTAGTAGTAATCACGCCTAGCCCAGTCGCTGCCAACAATGATGTAGTCGGGTTTTACTTGCTCGATGGCAATTCGCGAATCAGCGCCACCAGCGTTAGGCACAACCTGGCTAACCCACTTACAACCCAGCAGCACATCGCGGCGCTCAGCGTAGCTCATGACCGGCGCTTTACTTTTGTACTCCACAATGAATTCATCGGTGTTTAGGGCCACAACCACCTCACCCAACTGAGCTGCGCGCTTTAGAAACGCCACATGCCCGGCATGGAATAGGTCAAAAGTGCCACCTGTATAAATCAATCCCATCGGTTTGCTCTCCTAGTTTGTAATGACCACAGAGATGCCTCTATACGGCCCTCAGCGGCTCTCTGAGCGTATAAACGCCCATTGTTGCTATAACTCACCGAATTGACGGCCTGAAAGCCGCTATGCAGCGTAGAACTGTTATCGTGACCCATCTTGCAACTAATGCTTTTCTTAGGCACACCAGCTAAATCAACGCGGCGCTCGAGATCATTATCATCGAAATAAAGAGGGTAAAAATCCTCGCTATAAAGCCCGACACGCTCAACCATGCCCTCACCGAAAACCACGCCCGACCAGGCTGGCACAATGTCGAGAAAATTCAGCGCCTGAGTATCGACCTGCTCGGGTATGAGCTGCATCTGGCCTGGCAGAAAATAGGCATCATCATTTACCAAAACCCAGTACGGCGCATACGGTGTCGTTTTCACGATCAGATTCCAAGCGCCAACCAAACCCAAACCAAACGGCACTTCAATGTGCCACAGATTCTGCACCAAATCGGGTTTCTTAGGTTGCCAGGCTTTCGTGCCTGAATTGTTTACGATCACTAGATGCTCAACCGGGTAATCGATGCTGGCCAACAAACGCTCAGCCAAATCAAAACGCTTGAGAGTGCAAAAGCCAAGAACCGGAATCATTTTAGAATTTGCGCCAACGCCGGCAACCAATACTCTTGCCAAACATGCTCAGCACCATAACCCTTAGCAAACTGAATCGCCCGATCAGACTTACCTCGAGGCTGCTCATAAGCCGTAGACAAAGCCCTAACAATCTGCGGAATGTTAGGCACGCTAAACCATGACCGCTGCGGCTCATCCCATAACGGCTGGCACTCGACCAACCAACCATCGCCCACCAGCTCGCTGC